GTAGTATCTGATTTTATGAGAATTGGAGGTATTCCTGCCTCTCAAAGAAAAAATCTAATTGATTTCTCGACTGCGGATTTCGATCAGTTTAAAGAGTCTTTAAATACTTATATTAAATCTGTATACCCGGACGATTATACTAATTTTGTAGAGTCGGACTTAGGGCAGATGCTTGTTGAGCTTTTTTCTTATATGGGCGCTGTGCTTTCGTTCAAGGCTGATGCCTTGGCTCAAGAAAATTACATTGCGACCTCAAAGACCTCTGAAGGGCTTACCAAGCTCCTGGAACTCATAGGCATTACCTTACGCGGTCCTGTACCAGCCAAGGCATCCGCAAGCCTGACTATAGAAGATGAAGCTCTTGCTGTTAGCGGTTCGCGCACATGTACGATCTCTTTTGAAGATAGAACTATTGACACGATTAGTACCAGGGACAATCTTCCGCTGTCTTACACTTTATATCGCGTAGCTCCGAATGGGGATATTGATATGCAGTCCTCTGCAATCTCTCTTTCGTCCAGCGATTTTGATTCGTCTGGATTGGTTGCGAGCAGTCTACTTCTACTAGAAGGTAGAATGCAGTCCACAGAAGGTGTCTTCGATACAGGCACTAGCACGCAGAAGATTAACATCCCTTTACCTTCGGTTATCGAAGGCAGTGTCATAGTGTCTGCGGTGGACGGATTCTATACAGAGATAGAGAATATCTGGTTTGCTTCGGGCGACTCTCAGGTATTTCAGAGAAAGAACAACGAAGATTTTTCTTGCACGCTCACCTTTGGAGACGGTACTGTAGGCAAATCGCCTTTACCGGGCACGCCTTACGTGGTGATGTATAGAACGGGAGGCGGGTTACGAGGAAACATAGCAGCCAAACAGCTTGAGAAGTCTGCCACAATTACTGTGCCCTCTGTAGGTTCTGGTGCTGCCACCATAACAAATCCTCGCGCCGCTACGGGAGGCGTGGACGCACAGTCCCTGGAAGAGGCTCGTCGATTTGGACCTATGTGGTTTGCCACTCAGTATCGCGCTGTGACAGGTCAGGACTACACGGCGTTCGTGAACAAGTTTAGAAGCACTTTAGGCAAGACCGGAAAAGGTATCGCCGTGCTTAGGGATAACGGCAGTTCTGGAAACATGATCGATCTTTATGTTCTTCAGAAGGCTACCGACAATCATCTAGAACGTGCTTCTTATGAGTTTAAGAGAGAGTTGTTGGAGTACATGAATAATTATCGAATGCTTACCGATGAGATTACTATTGTCGATGGCGTTGTACGTACTCTTGATCTAGTATCCACGCTTTATGTGGATCGAACACAAAAACTGTCTTCAGAAGATGTTAAAGCTAGAATCGCCAACAGAGTCGTTGAGTTTTTCTCAACCAATAACCTGGACTTTGGATCGCCTGTAATTCTAGCAGATCTCATTAGCTATGTGCTAGAAGATCCGGGGGCTCGTTTCTTTTCCATCGATAACTACCCGAATGATATTTACGTGGACTTTAACGAGATTATACAACTAAATAACCTTGAAATTTCTGTACAATTTGTCTGATGAGTTTTTCCGCTACAAACAAACACGACTACATTGAAGTTGTAAATAGAGCAGTTCCTGAGTTTTACAGAGAAACTGACTACCGACTCTATGGCTCAGAAGAAGATGTAAGCGTATCGTTTCTAGGAAAAATATTAAAGAGTGCTTTACAGAACGATCTCCTGCTTACCGTGAGTGGTTATACCAAAGAACAGGTAGCGGAGTTCTTTGTACCTGAAGGGAAGACCTCGATCACTACAGGGAAGTTTGAGAATAAGATTCTCGTTCCGTACGGACTGAGCTTTAAATCCTTCTCTACAGAAGCGGAGTTTTCGGAATGGATTACGGATACATTACTCCCAGACATTACGCTTAACGATCCTTCAGGATTCTTTTCTCAAGTTTCGGGGTACGGGTTTGGATCATTCAGTTCTCTTGAACTTACTCATGAGTATCTGATAGATAACTTAGGTTTATTTTATCTTTTCAATACGTCTTCGTTAACGGGGTCCACGGATTGTTCTTCTCTTATACCTGCCTACTTGGGCACGGCTATTTACAAAGGACAAACCGTGACTGAGCAAGAAGGTATAAACATGCTATTTCGTTTCTTCTGGGAGAACCGAGACAGCAGCACATTTTTTAGGAGCTTCATACCCGCCTCGCACGCGACCCCGGCTTCGGAGCTACTTTCCGATCCCTACCTGTCAGGCACTCAAATGTTCGACGCCATTCGTGTGCAGCTTGAAGTGTGGACGGATCCAAAGCTAAAGGATCATAGCTTTTTTAAAGCGTCTCTTAATGCTGTTCTAAGCAACGGGCCGTTCCCTTCTAAGTTACGTGACGCTGGCCCGTTCCAGAGATTCTTAAAAGCCGTTAGTTTAGGTATTGCCGATATCAATCTAATCTTAGAAGAGATAGGGGATCTATTAAGTATAGACGAATGCCCTCAAGAGTTCCTTGAGCTTCTAGCGAATAACATAGGTTGGAGATTCTTGACCGGAGAGTATGGCAAGTGGAGAGCCCAGTTACGCAACGCTGTCCTGCTGTACAAAGCGAAAGGAAGTGTTCTTGGGCTAGACGCTGCGTGCAAGCTCATCTTCCCTGACGGTATCTTCGCTGCTTCTAGCGTTAATGAAACGTGGGAATCATATCTTCCGAACCTTTTATATTACTTAATAAAAACCGAATCGCATATCGCAAAAGAAGGTTTAGAGTTTGCTTCGATTGAGCAGATGTTCGAAGGGAGTTGGCCCGAAGGCGTAAGATTTAATCAAGCAAACGCGCAGTACATTAACGGCAAAGACCGTAATTATAGGTTCCTGGTAGACGGAATTCTTGAGCATTTTCATAACCAGTTTAGCGGGATAGTTATTCACGGTGAGGATTTTAGAAATCTACCTCTTTGGACTTGTCTTCCCGAAACCGAAAACAAAGGATTCTACCATAGAAACTATCCAAAGGATCCTGCGGGTGAGCAAGGGTTCTTTGTATCCGTCCCGCCTTGGGAGAAGCCTGGTTTCTATCGAGAGTGCGAGCTTGATCTAGAGAGAATACAATTCTTTTGTGAGGTTCTTTCGGGGTCTAGAGGCGACTTTGGGTTTGAAGTAGACCCCCCGATAGTTAACGCTTTCAAAACACTTTTAACCGATGCGGTGCAAAGCACTTATGTCCTTTCAGGAACACCGACACTCCCGCAGAACAACAAGTTCAGAATCCTTACCGAGAATCACCAGCTACCTCCTAACTACGAAGACTTTGTTAGCTACGGAAATACTCAAAGCCTTAAAGACTTTGATGTATGGAATACTAAAAGCTCCCACCTTGTCGCCAGCTTCAACGCTAGTTCGATTGATTTCACAGTAGACGGTTATGATAAGTTTAGGAATAAGGCTGCTCTTGAAGTCTACGGAGATGTTCTAAAACAGTTTATTCCATTCCATGCTGTTCTTCGTTTGGTTCTGTACTTAGATATTGAAGATGAGCATTTAATTTCCGATACCGAATGTGTTCTTTCGGAGCAGGATGTAGATGTTTTTAATACCGAATACTTTAACTCGAACCGTTCTGCATTCTGGGCGGGGGTTAGCGGTACTGGAAATATTAGTTCTACTTACGTGAACGGTGACGGTAGAGTCCTACCTCCAGTCATAGACTTCTTCAATGTTAGTGCCGACGACTTAGATCGTAATACATCTCGACGAAGGAGCTACAGATATAGTATAGACTCTCCCTACTATGTTAGATCGGGCAACGGTATGCCCATCGCGCATACGCTGTATAATGGAGACCCTACGCAGAATCCTTACCTGGAAAACGAAGAGTACATTTTAAAAGGATTTCGGTATGACAGGCAGGACTACGAACCCACATCCTCCGTAGTGTGGGACAACAGTGGATTCTTCTCCTCCTTTGGCGATTGCGGAAGAGTGCAGCAATCAGGAGACTTCGACCTGTCAAGTCTCTATCCAGTAAGACTTCCTGGACCTAATGACTATCAGTGTAGTTCCTGGAACATTAGAAGGGATAACATTGACGGCATGGCCGAGGTAATTATATCTCATGCTCTTAGGGATAATAGGTTCTTCGATTTCTCCGATGGTAATTACAGAGGGTATGAGTTTGGACTAAGCATGCACCGCGCTTTTGATATTTATCAAAAAGAGTTTAGCGGGATTCTGTATTCAGCGTTTGATGGACAGAAGTATTATGGAGGGTTAAACTTTATTTCTCATGCTTTCGGCCCTACGCTGTTCAATCATAACCTTAACTATAAAGGAGATATCCTTCAGAATATCATAGACTATCCTGTCAGCCAACCTTTTCTTGGCATCCCGGCCCAAGGATACGAATTGATATGGGAATTTATTGTAGGAGGTTCACAATCAAACGATTTAAAGTACGCAAACAAGGAAGGGTCCTTTATAACTCTACCTGCTCGCACTTACTTTAACAATGCTCCTGCTCAAGCAGCATGGTCTCCTGTAGGCTTCTTTGTTGAAGGGGACCTGAAGTATACTACAGAAGTGTTATCGGGTCTGGAGATTCATCAGAACGATCCTGACTCAAGAAGCTTTATTGTCATAAACGACGACAGTGGTTCGGTTACCAATACAGTTGACGAGCATTCTATAACCATGTTCAATACGGATTCGCGTCCGCTCAAACTAGTAAAAAGATTTAACGCTTCAAGTCCGTTGCGCCCGCAGTCCCAACAGCGTATAGAGATCTTATCTAAAACTAAGGAGATCGGGGAGGATCAAGTCTTGTCGATTCAGCTAACGACATCTGCAACTACCAATGACGCAGGAGATGTTGTTGAGTGGGGTTATAGCTGGCTAGAGGATCGGTGGAAGCCACTTTATTTGGGAAACTCTGAGGAGTTTGTAAAGCAAGTTATTATTAAAGGAGATGAGGAGTGCCCTACATTAACGAAAGTTAATTTCCACACTCAAGACACTTTCACTCTTAAATCAATTCCGTGCGGAGAGACGATCAGGACCGATGATCTTCATACTAAAAGCACGGAGTATCTTCTTCAGGTGACAAACGACTCCGTTACAACACCGCAGGACGAGTTCGTATCTCAAGGGCTTACCGTATTTGAAGTGAGTGTGGTGGACAGGGTTCTTGAGAATCTTGTAGAAGGGTTTGACCGTTTAGATGTAAATAGAACATTTACTTTCTGGGATAGCTTAGGAGACAACTACTACTCTCGTAACGCTGCTAAATCTC